AAGCCAATTTTGATCTATAGAGTCAAATTGGTTCATGTCAGCTTTGAGAATCACGCACGTATGGCCTAGATATTGTGTAGTGTCTTGGTCATAACCATAAGGCTCGCCAAACACCGCTACATCGCCTAACTGCGGTATAAATTCTGGTGTGTTGGCAATGCGCTCTATACTGGCAGGCAAATCCATTGACCAAAGGTCGATAGCATTACCGCTCGGCATCCAGCCAACCATAAAATTTAGATAACCATTAACAAAATCCTTACACTGGAAGCCATAGACTCCATCGGTATCGATACCCAACCGGCCTCGATCGTCGGTTTTTGCATACTGACTTTGTTTCCAGCCACCTTGCAACCAGTCCTGTATCTCTTGTGGGGTTTTCATATTATCCCTTCGCATTTCTAGCTGCTTGGTGCACAGCTCTCATTCGCTCTGAAGCTCTTGCGCGAGACTGAGGTGATCGGTTGCGTTCTGACATTCTTGCAGATGCTGCCGCACGAGCTTTTGGGCTAACAACGTGGCCTTGCTTAAAACCAGCATGGCTGCCCGGCTTTCTACCACTCCCTGGGCCACCTTTTTCAACGTCTTCAGGCGCAATATTGGCTATCATCTCAGGGTCATAGCGGCCTAGATTGATTGGGTACTCCATTATTTAGCATCCTTTTGTGTTTCGTTGGGTTTAAAAGCAGCTTCGGCTGCACTGACGGCGCCATAATCGGTTGCGAAATTAGCATATAGAGACACGAGCACTAGGTACAGGACGCTGGCCTGTTGCCAAAACGGCTGCGCAAATATGAAGACTGAGACAGCAACTACCATGTTCACTAGCCAAATGTAGGTAAAGAACATATGAATCTTATATTGCAACTCTGGGTTTGACTCAAAGTCATGTATGAAGTGTTTGATCCAACCGTGCCGCATAATTTATTCTTCTTTCTACTCTAATTTTAAGTAGAAAGCAGAGAAATTATTACTTACAGTGACAATATCTAAGAATAGGTGGCTATTCCATTTGTGCCAAGTGCCCTGTTAGCAACATTGTAGGCGTTCAAAGTTTGACGGGCAGCCGAATCCGTTAACTGCTCAACTTCAATATCTGCATAGTCAGCTGAATAATCAACAGACACGATCTGCATGTTGTTATTGAAGTTTTGGGAGGTAATGGCATTGAAGCCTTTGAACTGGCAAGTATCGCCGGGCTGGATAAGCTCAATGTTGTAACCAATCTTCTGATCGATATTGTTATCAACAATCCTAGCTGTTATACGCTTGAATGGGTTTTTAACGTTAGTAATGTAGGCATTACCAAAGTTATCAGCGGCTTGTTGGCTAGAGATGCGTGTATCCCTAAAGGTAATCCATCTATCATCGAGACTATTGATGCTGGCTTGGTCATAGTAACGCTTAAGTATGGTTAAACTAGCATGGCCATCTTGAAATAACAGATTATTGAATACACTATCAGCATTGTTCAGAATGGTCAGCTTGGTGAAGTCTTTGCCAAAAGTGAAGGTGTGGCGAGGCGTGGTGGCTTTATTCTGGAATTTGATAAGGTTTGTTTCGGGGACGTACCAATACCAGCCAGCAGGGGCTAAATCTTTACATAGGTTCAACGCATCAGTTATGAAATCCTTGTCATGGGTATAAGTCATCATCTGGTTTGGTGCAGCAATGTCTGAAGCATTATATTGCACCATGGCAACAGTAGAGTTAGCGTTGTACTGATCTAGGATGCTCTTAAAATTAGTGTCGATGTTTGAGGCAGTAGCCGGTGCTGTGGCCGTCAAGCCTGTTGGGCTGGTGTACAAGATAACTGTATTACCACTTCTCAAGATGGCAGTAGCCATTTTGGTGACGTTACCATAACATCGGACAGTTACACTTTCTTTTGCCCCATCTATGGTGGTTTCAATGGCATATATCCAGCCACTATAGATGAGCTGACCTAGTGGGCCAGTCTCGAAATCCGTTACATACATCTTGACTTGATTATTGTGGGCAATTAAATTACCTTGGCCGAAGTTATCAAACGGTTTTGATAACGTAAAACTGAAATCGCCCAAACCACCATTAATCTGTTTCCTAAAGCTATCCCACTTAAAATCATAGATAGTATCAATAAGTTTACCGTTAGTTCCGCTACGGTATACCTTTATGTAATAGTCTTTGTTATTTATCAGTGGCATTAGAGATATCTCTTGGTGTAATCGATACTGGCATTGGCCGAGAATAGGCCACCGGCTGAAGTCATAAATAGTTGAAACATCATGGTTTCGTTGTTGGTAGTAATCAGAGTATAGGTACTACCAGAGTTTGTGGATTTGGCCATTGATCCAGCCGGGTATCGGTTATTGTTGGCTCGCAGCAGCCATTTGTTGGTAGTGTTTAGGGTTGCGGCCGCATTGCAAACAATCCAGTATTTAGTTGCCGCGTTTAATGTAAAGGCTGCGGGGAAATTAAAACTCAACCAGCCCCATGAACCAGCGGCTGGCGGGGCGACGGTAATAGTGGCATTAGCGTTGACTAGTGTGCCGGAGGGAGCATTTGAAGCATCTGTCTCAATCCTAAGTGTCATACTGCCTGGCACACCTACAATATATGGATAAATATCACAGCGCTGTACGCTGTTGGTAGCGACTGGTACGACAGCCTGGGCTCCTCGTATAGCTGTACCATCCACAGAGATGCCATAGACCCAGTTAGATAGTATTCTGGTAGTAGTTGGCGTGGCAGCAAAAGTGCCTGTTAATAGGGCATTCCAACGAGGTGATGTTCCAATAGTGTTTACGGGCGTCCAGCTGCTTTCGCTAAAACTGCCTACAGGCGTTAAGGTCTGGAAAGTAGTGCCATCACCAGAAAATTTATAAGCAACTGCGGTTGAGCCTGGTGTGGTATCAGCCTTTTTTATCTGAGCGGCCAAACCGTCTGCATTACTTGTGAGTAAAGCTAGAGATTGTCCGATGTTCTTGGTAGAGTCATATCCCGCCTTAAAAGTGGCTATGACTGATATTGCGTTACTATTGGCACCGGTAAACGTAGCGTTGTAGGTTCCAGTTGTTGAGACCACTTTGCTCTCTGTGGCACCATTAATATTAAACCCACCAGAATCGGCAACGAGGGTATCAAAATTGGAGTAACCAGTTCCAGCAGCTAGAGCAGCTTTGTTGAGGCAAGAGCCTATTACAAGTTCGCCAGCTTGGGTGGTAGTAGGCGTAGCAGTTGAATCAAGTGAAGATATCGCCATGGCAGTTTGGTCAAGAGGTGAGCTTATGCTTATATTTGTAAATTCCTGGGCTATTATAAGAAGCCGTACAGTAGTTCCAGAGGTATTATGAGTGAATGTATGGCTGGCGCCACCAATTATATTAGTCGCAAAATAGATAGATACCTCATCAGTGCCATCTTGACGACTAACGGCCTTAGTCCAGGTGTTGTTATAGCTGTCCGTAATAGTTGAGTTTGCAGGATTATTACTAACAGCGGTTATTGCTATAAAGTTCCCCGTTGTAGTCGTTATCCCGGGAGTGGTTATACTGCTGGCACCGACCGCAGTCGCGGCGTGAGCAGTCTGTATGTATGGCGTAGCCGGCGGTGCGGCTAAAGGTAACTGTAATCGATTATTGGTAGTATCCCAGTTAGCTGTGGTAGTACCTCCATCTCTGTAGGTTGTGTTGGCAAATGTTTCAGTATTCGCGCCATAATCAATAGTGGTATTGGTATCAGTGCTAGTAACACTCTTATAAGTTTTAAACATTAAGCTAGCATTATTGGGTGAAGCAACGTCAGTATATGTAGCTCCAGAGTTGATAGATGTTCTAAACTTACCAGAAGCATAGTTGTTAGGAGTATTGTAATAGACCAGAACATAATTCTTTTGATCATTCGATGTGGGGGTTAAGACAATCCAATAGGTCGTACCAGCTGACACGGTAACATTGGGGGAAAGGGCTACATTGATCCAGTTGGCGATTGTCTGCATGTTAGCAGAGCTTATGGTCTGGGTACTATTAGCCAAGATCGTACCGGAGGACGCACCTCCCGAATCTGTCTGAATAGTAAGTTGCACATTTTGCCCAGTACCAACAGAGGCTAGTACTAGACCCAACCTAGTTATGTTGCCACCACCAGGCACAAAACTCTGGGCATAGCGATTAGTGCCAAGTAATACTGCGTAGCTACCAGCTGATTGTAATTGGAATTGATCTAGCGTCTCACCAGAGGTAGTATAAAAGTTAAAACCGTATTGATTGTTTGATCCCGCTTGCCATTGAGGAAATTGACCAACAAAGTCCAGTGGCACATTATTCTGTGTCACTCTAAAGTTGGTTGAGTCAGCCACAACAATATCATTATTCTGCCAATTACCAGAGACGGTGAGAGTTCGGCCACCGACGACATCGACAATATCAAAAGCATTCAGTGATCCAGAAGTAGCGATTGTCACAGTCGTTTTGACATCTGGAAGTGCAGAGCCAGAAAAACTTAATGTACCGGTATAGTTTGAACTGTTCATGCCGGATAACGTCAAGGCATTAACTACATTAGCCGTTGCAGCTCCTTGCACAGCCTCCAGCCCAAACGGTGGATCATCTGCTTCAAAGGTTATTTCCCAGTGTGCTAGTGTCACTGAAAATGCTTCTCGCGGTACTAACCATGGCCCACTACTCGATACGATGAACCGTCTATTAACGATCCCGTCGTTAATATCTAAGTTGAGCTGCGTACCACTGGTATTGTACTTAAAAGTGTCTAACTTATTTTGCACATCATCTAAGGATGTGCCAGTTATCGTGCCGGAGAGTTTTATAGGGCGCGCCTGATAGACGGCGGATATTACTTTAGCCCCTGGACGCCTAGCAACGGGTAAAGTATTCAGCCTTAATTCTGTACCATCATCATAATTGATCCCAGCAACCGTAATATTATTGGTCGCATCTAAAGTAAAGCTGCCAATTTGAAAAGTAAGCGCCATTTTAGTAAGCTCCGTTCAGGGCATTGCGGTTCAAACGACCGATTTCATCTGATATCGTACGAGCCATACTACGAACGTCTACATTGTTCGAAAGAGGACCAGTAGTGATGTTGATAGTAATATTTTGGCTGCCAGTACCTACTTTGTTGGCCGGGACTATCGTACCGCTCTGATTCGGAACAAATAATTCGCGCCCAACCTCACCAACGATATATGGCATTCCAGCCTGTACTGATCCACCACTAGCTCGATGTTGGGGGTTAAATCCACCTTGCAAGCTAGAACCAGCACTCTGCAAACCCGTATTTAGTTTGGTAGATTGTGTCTGAAGGTCGCTGAGCTTAGCCGTCGTTATACCTATTAACTGGTCAGCTGTTCCTACTGCGTTTTGTATTGTCGCATTTATACCGCTAGCATTTTTTATGAGCGTTCCGACATGAATGCTTAAATCGTCTACTTTGCCTATCTGGCCTGCGGCAGTAGGTCCGATTTTACCAATTATGTTAACTGTTGTATCTATCCCTTTGTTATAAATATCTTGCATTTGAGCGCTAAGCTTGGTGGCTAAGGCTAGTTCTTCTTTTGCCTTTGCCTCTTTAGCTTGTTGAATCTGAAGATCTAGATTGGCCTGCCAAGTATTATGCAGTGATAAATTGTAGTCATCATTGGAACCTTTTAGGTTATCTGTAGCCTTTTGCCATTCTGGAGACTTGTCCCCATATTTTTTAAGCGCATCATTAACGGCAAGTTGTTTATCACTTACATCCTTAATTGAGACCTTAAAGATATCACTTGCCGCAGTCGCCTTATCTACAATTCCCTTATGGTCGGCAGTAAGTTTATTCACTGCATCCTGGGCTGCAGCTTGCCTATCCTGAAATGTTTTCAGCATATCTACAGAACTACCATATTTATCAGTAAAGGCAGTGGCTTCCTGAGTAGCTTGGATATTCTTGGTAGTGGAATCGTAGACTTTATCTATGATCAGTTTCTCAGCCGTAAGCCCGACCACTAACGCACCAACTGCAAGACCAAGCGGCAGCAGTACCCCGCTTGAAGCCATTACCACAGGTACTAATGCTCCAAAAGCAGGGACAAGCATCTTTACAAGATTTAAGAGAGGCATTATCTGAGCAATAACAGGCAGGAATTTAGTGCCGATATCGACACTGATCACTTGGATCTTTTCTTTAAATTCTGCTAATTGTTGATTGAATGTGCCTTGTATTAATGACCAGTGCTTGACGTCAGAGCCAGCGTTATTAGCCGAATCAGCTATGGCTTTCACGTTATCATTAAAGGTACCGGCATTCTTGCCAGTAAGCATGAAGGCTGCGTTAGCGGCGTTAGTCTGGCCAAGCAATGATGATAATTCAGAATAAAACGTCTTAGATGCTTCAGTGCCATTACGGAGTTCTTTATTAAAAGAGTTTGCCTTGTCAGCAGTAACTGCGAATTGAGTCATCATAGCTGCTTGTGTGGGGGTGAGTGCCTGAAGTGACTTATGCCAGTCTTTAGAGGTTATAGTACCGTCTAGAAACGATTTAGCGAGATCCTGTAGCTTAGGTGGCATAGCTGCAATTTCTGTCTGAGCATCCTTAGATGCTAGAGTAGCATCTTGCAATGTACCTTGTAGCACGAGACCGTCAGGACCCATGTGTTTAATAATGGCATCGCTAATCTGGGCTAAGGTGCCAGTTAAGCCCTTTGCGCCTAAGTTTTTTGACAAGTCTAGTGAGCTCAAGCCCATCTGCATCATTGCATTAGTCTGTTGCAGAGTAGGCTTTTCGAGCGCGCGAATCACAGCATTAAGATCCTGAGTAGCCTGATTAGCTGAAACACCACCAGCTGTTAGAGTGGCTTCTGCGCCAGCAATCTGAGCAAACGATAACCCTACGTCGTTAGCAGCAGGCAGCACAGTAGATAGACTGCTGGCAAAATCCTGCATGTGCATTTTACCGGCAGCAACAGCTGTGACCATTTCATTAGTAACAGATACTGCATCTGAGGCGGGCAATTTGTAGTTATGTAGAATCGTAGTAAGTGCATCTGCAACAACATTAAGATCGGCACCATCGGCCTTTGCACCTTCTGCAGCGGCTTTCAACACATTAAGACCTTCGGCACCATGGAAACCGGCCGATTCGATCATGTACATACCTTTACCGAGCTGCTCTAGAGTGGTGCCAGTACTGATGGCTATTTCCTTCATGCCTTTGCCAACCAGCTCGATGTTGGATTCGCTTTCTCCGGCACCTGTGACTAACTGGGTCAGTGATGCTTGAAAATCACCAGCACTTATAACGGCGCCTTGTATGCTATTTGAGATAGCATGATAGCTGCTTTTAAGTGCATCATAAGCAGCCTGACCGACAGTTACGGCAGAAGCAGTCTCTTTAAAGCTTTTACCGAGTTTATCAACCGCTGCTCCAGATTCTTGAGACTTAGATTTAACAGCCTCCATTCCTTTTTCGAACTTGGCTGTATTAGCAGTGACCTCTACCTCTAGTTTTCGTTGTTCCATGATGGCTGAGATGACGACCTGTCAAATTCCTGTTTTTTAGCCTTTTGATACATAATTATGATAAATTTCTCCACAATATCTGCGGGTGTAAGGAGCAATTCATCGTAAGTCCAACCAAATTGTTCACAAAGCCTGTACTCAACCATTTCGGGTGGCACAGACTTTGCATTATCAAATAGTACCCGTATTACTGATTCGGTGAATCTTTTTTTTCATTGCGAGATAGCACCTCCGAAACGGCATTGATTAGAGCAGTAGAGTCAATGTTATCTAAACGATCAATATTCTCGTCATTGATGTCTAGCTTATTGCCATTCTCGTCATCTAGATTCCAGTCGCAAATCATAGCCTTTAGAATGGCATCTCCAACCTCGGTGTTATCACCCAATCTGCGCACTCTTTTGCTTTCACCGTAGGTGTATCTTTTGTAGTACTTAATCCAGTAGTTGTTATCACTGGGCAGATTTAGAATTTCTGTCTCTAGAACGGTATTTAAATAACCCATAGTATCTCCTAATAGTTGCTATTGCGGTTTTGAATTGTGCCATCAATTGTTTTAGCACTCGCACTGTTATATTCACCTATAAAGTTGACTTTTTCTGCGTAGAAGGCATCAATGCCTGTTTCTATTACGAAAGCATCCAGACGCACCTGGTAAAGGTTGAGCACGATACTTTCATTGAACCCGGCGCCAATACCATTTCCCGTAGCCGTAAACACGAGAGCGTTCTTTGTCAAGTTATAGTAGGTATTCTTATCTGTGGTGTTCTCAAAGAATACAGTGTATGAGCCGCCAACATTGAAGTCTTTAACATCGATAGTAGCTGGCTCATTAGCCCCACTTCTAAAGGTGGGTTCTACGTTGTTATTTATCTTTAAACTGAAATCAGACATCTTAGTGGCTGCATTTCCGGTTGCGGCAGCTACAGTTACACCAAACTGCGTAGTATATTGTGCCCATGTTAAGAGCGTGCCCGAGACCGTAGTGCCCGTACCAGATACCGATGTCTGTGGGAAGAATCCCTTCATAGTGGCCTTGGCATCAATCCACTGGTCTGCTGCCTTAAACTCAAGTGAGTCGACTACGCAACCTCTAAAATACTCTTGGTCAACAACGCGAGAGTTCGTGAGGGTTAATGCGAGAGGCTGATTAGCGTTATTGCGGCTAATTGCATGTGAGAATACTCCACCACCTAGAGCACTCTGTGCATTTGTGCCGAGGGCGGCTCCCAAGAAGTATCCAGAGATTGATGGGTCAAGATGGAAATCAATATCTCCCTCAGACCATTTCTTACCCAAGACCGAGTTGTATTGCTGATCACGAATTCCTCGAGCAGTAACATCATCTATCGGTTTTTGCATGCCGTGCATGGTGTTAGATGTAAATGCCAAATAATCTGTTGGCGAGACAGGAACACCAGGGGTTGGTTCATAGGCTAACCCAAGCCATCCTTTTCTACCTACGTTTGTTGCCATTGCATGTGTCCTTTCCTATTAATTATGAGACAAAACGGGTCATTGTATTACATAGGCGTTAAATATTAGTTCGATCATGCGTTCTTCTATGTTGGGGCCTTTGGTCCAAACAGTTTTGCCATCCTCAGTACGTGAGTAACCATTAGTCAGAGTTGTGCCGAGCTGTGGATCAGCGTTAAATAAAGTTATGAGTTCGTCGGTAGTTGTCCTAAGATTGGTCTCGGCAGTTTGTGCTGTTTGCTCTGTGAATTCGTTGTAGACTTTGACGCTGAACATGTAATGCTCTTCCATACGAGCAGTGTCGGCAAACTTTTGCGTTAAATCTTTTAGGGTTATAGTCACAGCTGGATAACCAGAAAAGCCGCCTTGTGGCTCATATTGGTAGATATTTTGAGGTTGCACATTAACTGACTGAGCAACTTTATTTGCCAAAGCTTGAGAGATACTTACAGTACTTGCCATTATGCTTTACCCCTTATACGCAAGAATAATCTATCGGCAACGAGTCTCATTTCTCTGTCGATGAGGGGCACTGATTGTTCAATACCAGGCTTCCAGAATGGTTGGGCTTTTGTACCTCTCTTTGAGATAGCTCGGGCTATTAAGAAAGGAGTGCTGCCTTTTCCTGTAGCCCTGTAGCCTTTAGCATCTCCTATGCCTTTCTTAGCAGCCCATGCTGCAATCGCCCCTATCGGCGGCCAATGTGGGCGTGTACCGTTCTCTACATAGCTGCCATATGGAGCATTAACTTTAACGCGTGCAACAGGGTAATTACGCTCGGGCATAATAGAACGTTGCAATGTGCCTGTGGCGTGCGGCGCAAGTTTCCTAGTGCGAGCGGTTATCTCGCTAACTGAATTATTCAGCATGCCTCTCATGAGGGGTTTAACTTCAAGACCGGCGTTAGTTGCATCTTTTACTAGCTCATCGAGACCGTGTATTATTATGTTCATTTCACTGTGGTCCTCTCGTAGCTTTAACTAGTGCCAGCTCATAGTGCCTACCAACACCGTAGTTAAATGCCTCGCGGCCTTGGACAATGTAGGTTTCGTTTGTGCCGGATACTACAACCCTATATCCTTCAACAACACCGGAGTTTGTAGTAAACGCCTTATAGGTCTTAAAGAACTGACCATCCGCCTGCATGGTGAATTCTGGGCTTGCAGGTTGGATATTCATTTGCACACCATTAGGCAAAAATCCAGAGTGGGTTACGTAAGTCTCCTGTGTAGCGGATCCGGTAGTAGGGATCAGTTTTTGTATAGTAACGCGCTTATCTAATATCATGATTAGAATTGGCTAACACGACGGTAGCCACCCTGATTAAGTAGGCGTTTGGCCTGTTTTAAAAACCTGGAGTCAGGATCTGCGCCAAAGCTAGATGAATATGAACCCTGGCTAAAATTAGAAGCCCCAGTGTTATTGAACTGCCATGCTAGGATATCCCTTACCCATAAGACACAGGCTAGCTTGAGGTCGGCAGGGATACCGGCCGAATAACCACCTCTATAAGTAACCGAGGTGAAAACATCAGCTCCATGCATTGTCACCAGCTGCGTAGACCCGCCCAGTATCAAGGTGCCAGCAGAAGCTAAGTAAGATGATGGAAAATACATACGCTGCCCCGGATAGGGTATTTGATATAGCACATTACCACCCGAATCGGCTAATGTAAGAGTTGTAGTAAACCCACCTTTCTTGAGCTGGATGCTCGTAATATCTCCCACAGCCACAGGCCTACGATGGAAAGCGACCATTAATTCACCCATGGGCGACAGAGCAGCCCTATCAACTTCTGCGGTCTCAGCCTGATAGTCAAAACCAGTAACGGCACAATAATTGACAATCTGTTGTGAGGCCTGACTAATAACGCCAGATAATGTTGCCACTGGGAACAGAGTTAGATCAACATCTGGCGCATAGGTAGTAAAGTCTGTAACATCTATTAAATTCGCATTTGCCATTCTAACTCCTTTAAGCCAGACTCCTGCCCTCTGGGGGGACAAAGAGCAGGGTGTCCAACTTAAGTCAGGCTAAGCCCTGAAATTTTTTGCTGGAATGGCTCACCGATCACCTTCAACACCGTAGTCTCAAAGATACGGGATTGAATAGCGTGATTGGTGTCTGGCACGTCGTAGATACTGAGCTGATCCAAGTCCTCCATCTCAATCCAGTTTTCGCCCGCAGGTGAAGTTACTGTCAAGAGGTGGGAGTAAGAACCGATATAGCGGCTAACGACAATATCGATCAAGTTACCCGTTACTGGGTTAACCACCTTCGATACATGTACACCACCAACACCAGCACCCTGATCATCAACAACTACACGCTGGATTGAACCACTACCCTGTAAGTCATCCGCAAGCGCACGAACCTGGCGAGGGAAGGTTACAATATGGGTCGGGTAATCAGCGCCATAACCGAATAGGTTTTGCGCAAAGATACCAATACCAGAAGCTGACAGGTAAGTCGCCGAACCTGAGTTAGTGGTAATTGTCTTGGCTAGACCATCAAAGGCGGTAACGTCTGCAGCTGAGTCGCCATTCAAGATCATATCTTCCTCACCAAGCAAAACCTCAGTGATTTTAATATTCTCGAGTTTGGCACGCATGTCCTCAATCGAACCACCACGGTTACTGGCGAGTGCCTGGCGACCCATTTCAACGTCACGCCCCAAGTTCTTGTAAGGAACGGAGACAAAAACGGTTGTTTGGGTGGTCTGCTTTGGCGCACCAGCATCAGCAAAGCCGACTGAAGTTCCAGTCGATCCTGCTTGTGGGTCGAGTTTAGACGTGATCTTGTTCCAGTTAGCGGCCTGACCAAAACCTTCTACACGTGGTAGAATGCGTCGGACTGGCGCAGTAATCGGGACTAGGATCTTTACTACAGGGTCAAGGTTCTCGGGCGCGAATATCGAACGAGATGGTGGAGCTTGCGTGTAAGTAGTATTAGTTACAGCAACCTTCTTAATCTCATCGAGATAAGTCGCTACAATTTCTTCGGGATTCATATACTTCCTTCTAAATTTATCGCGCTACAGCATTTTTAGCTTTGCGCAGTTTTGCCATTAACTGCTGCCTCTCTGTCATCGTCATGCTATTTGATAGAAAGGCTTCATCAGCGGCTTTCAATAGCGTTGCATATTCAGTTTCGGCATCCGTTTTCTCTACTGATTTGTCTACTGTTACAAAATCACCCTTGCGTGCGGTGGTAGCTGCCGGTCGTAATGACAGCTTCTCAACTAACTCTTTTAGAGATTTAACCTCTGATTTCAGAGTCTCTACTTCAGTTAGCCTATCGTCAAAGGCTTTTAAGATATCAGTTTGGTCAGTAGACGTTGTTTCAGATTTGCGTAGTTCAGCGGCTACGGCTTTTGCAAAATCGACAGGTGCTGAATTAACGAGTTTGGGGATTCCACCGCTCATAACACGAGCGCGTTGCTCATAACCACGGCTACGGTCACGACTAACCAGTTCCAGTAGGCGGCTTAACAATGTTTCAAGTTCTGAACTTTCCTCGCCGTCATGTGGGTCGGAAAGGGCTGTATTCTCAGCTATTTCATGCTCGGGAGTTGAATGGCGCAGTTCGTTTTGTGCAGCCTCACCATCAGTAGCACGTACATCATACATGGACTGGAGATCTTCACCTTCAGTATTGCGTGCAGGCGATGGCTTGAAAGCGTTGTTGCCACGGCCACCACCGTCGCTAGCATCGTTCATCTCGCCACGCTCTTTTAGCTGAGTACCTTGACCTTGCTCGACATCCTCTTGTGCTGAGCTGTTGGCGCTACGACGACCGTACATGTCCTTTTTAACTTCTTCTTTTTCTTTGCTCATCTCATTTGACCTTTCTAAATTAGTTTCCCGCTTTTTTATTGCCTGCTTCGGTTCTATCTGGTAATACTTTGTCCACCAGATTTCAGGCCAAGGGTCTCTGGCACGTTGTAATACTTCGGCTTCATATAGTTTTCCTCCCATACTTTTTACTACCTGCAAGGTTGCGGAAGGAGCAGCAGGGTTATCAACAATGGATAGCTCAGATAGTGCATAGTCCGTAATTCTATTAACTTCTCTTTCGCCTGATGCATCTTTAGTCACCTCCTTGGCAAAATTAATCACCTTGCCGCCGATACTAAAACCCGTGAGCACTCCCTCTTTGATCTTCTGCCAAGCATTATCGCCATCGGCGCTTCGTGAGATCTTAGCTCCAACCCAGACGCCTTTATTAGCATCGTCAAAACTTACTTCGATTTTCTTTCCGATCGCACGTGTTGGGTCGTGCATCTCTCGAATATTGCCAGGCCAATCAGCAAAGGCTTTTTTGCTGGCTTCGTAGTCAACAATCTCGCCTTGTTTGTCCAGTTCTTCAACGGTGCCATAACCCCAGACAGTGCGCTGCTCCTCATCTACTTTGGATATTGGTATGGATAAATGTAGTGACTTCATACAAGTAAACTTGCTCCTATGGTGTAAGTTGCGCTATTAGCATTACCGGCAGTGACTTTGACACGCCAGGTGCGGGGAAGGATTGTACTAGCCGAAACATTGGCAGCCACGGTATTGCCAGGATAAATAGTCAGTGAAGTTGTGCCTACGGCAGTTTGTTGTACGCCAGTTAACAGAGCGACGTACTTTCCAGATACCGGATCTTTATAGTCAATCTCAAGGGTAAGCAAAAGAGTTGTTCCGGCGGTAATATCGAAGGTGACTATTACGCCACGAGCATTGTAATTGGTTTGATCTGTACCAGTTTGCGTAGTTGTAAAGGTTCCAGATAATAGAGAGATATTATCCAGATTGCCACGTTGGCGATCCATAGCTGTGCCATTCCAGAGTGCGACGCTTTCTAGCACAACGTTGGCAGCGGCTACGCCGTCTTGCGTTGCTGAGCGCTCGATATAGAACTTGCCATCAACAGGGTTATACAAAGCCTCTTCTTCGATCCCGATGCCAGTGGCCAGAAAGCCGTTTAATCCAGGTCCGTTAGGCGTGTATGTGTCCCATGAAGCATTCGTGTGTGAATTTATTAGCGCTGTCTGCAAATAAACTGGGTTAGTCCCAGGTGCATACGTTGGAACCGTATAGGCAACTTCTTGAGTACCCGAAACAGTGATATCAAAGTATATGGGAGCGCCTGCCTGTAGTCCGGTAGCGGCTAACAGCGTGACAGCAGTCGAACCCGCCCCACCACCAGCAGTTATGTTGGATGAGGTAAAGCCTTTACCAGATAGATTTCTAGCTCGGTCAAAGTTATTTACACCACTTTGTGACACAGCGGTTCCTGGACCACCTCCATTAAATTCATACTCAGCTGCGACAGCCGTGCCTTGACCAGAAGCCCCATCAAGCTCGCCATTAGCAGAACGATCATACTCAAATACCTGCTTTGCACTATTAAATAAATAGGTGGCAGACGGTGACAAGCCCGAAGCTGTAATAAGATCACCAGTACTAGCGTCGCGGGCTTGGTTGTACCAAAATGTAAGAGTTGGGATACCGGGACCAGTGTGGGAATTAACGAACGTAGCCGTGAAAGTTGTTAAAGTTGTGGCTGTTACAACAACTGTTTCCTGGGCTGTACCGGAGTCTACCAAGACCTGAGACCCAACTTTTATGCCACTCATATTGGCAGGTGTGACGATACGATTTGCACCGGCAGTTATATTCGCAACCACACTTGAATTAAATGGCACTGCTAGTTGCTGTGAACCGGCCGGTAAACCTACAGCTGCTACTTGATCGATACCTGTTTCACGAGCACGATCAAGTGTGCCCGGCTGATTAACTATCTGGGCGACACCACCTGTGTAAAGTCCATTACCACTGCCTAAGGCTTGATTGTCTGAGGCGTGGAACTGCGTAATAGTCGCTAGCGTGCCACTGGTACCATCTTCTAATCGCACATAATCAGGCGTTTGAGGCGTGGTGCCAGCGCCAGAGACGGTAATATTAGTACCAATAGGACTACCATCAATATTAGCGACGGTCATAGCCACACCACTAGCGGCTAGATTAGTTGGAGCGTTCATAGCAGCCTGTATGAATTTCGCTGCTTCGTTTGCGCCCTGGAATGGGCTTAATGGTTGTCCCATGTAATACCTCTGGTTCTTTCTACTCTAATTTTAAGTAGAAAGCAGAGAAATTATTACTTACACTTACAATATATCTTTAGTTTGGATTCTTTTTTGATACGTTTGTGGCATTTTAGGCATAAGCGCTCGATCATATTATTCTTCTATATTAACTGCAAAATTTATGTTATCTTCATTCTATGAGATACATAGAAGGCTTGTGGTTTAAAATAAAAACATGGTACAACCCCAGATGTGGATGCGGATCGAGAGAGCGAGAGACACCTGGGTGGACAATATGTTACAACTGCGGAAGGGCTCGTAAGTGGTAATCCAGCTAGTTGCCCATACCCATCATCATTAATTGTGGAGAGGTAGTAGTTGCGCCTGCTGCTGCCCCTTTAAATGTAGCAGTGAATCCAGCGGTCCCGTTACCAGCTGCATTGTTGTCTGTTGCTGTTGCATTGGCCGTACCCGTAGCAGATACGGTCTGATAGGCAGTCGCAATAGCCGTATCAGTATTACCGCCAGCCAGACTGCTATTAGCAGCTTGATCACTAGTCCAAGGCGAAGATATCGCCGTTACTGATGGCAACCCGCCAGCTCCGGATGAACAACACATAAATACCGCCCACCAGAATTCGACGGTTTGTGTAGTTGTAGCGGTTGTTCCAGTCGTTCCAGTAGATGTCGAGAAGGCGGTTTGATCGAGAGGAGAGGTTGCATTAGCACCACTCACTTCTGTTATAACAAGCGTCCATTGCCCTGCACCAGAGGCGCGCGATGCTGTAATACTTGTTGTTCCGCTAGCACAGTTTTTGACATACCAAGCGTCTAGTTGCCCAGTACCACCATTATTGATGTCATTTGCCATATTAACGAAGGTTTGTGCTGTTCCAGCAGCAACTGAAACAGATATTACCTGCGTACTGTTTGAACAGACAGCTGCGATTAGTAGTAGGTTGCCACTACCAGTTGATGATATGGTTTTTGTAATCGAGCCAGCCGAAGTTGCTGTTGCTGAAACTGATTGGACTATTGAGAATGCCATTAGCTTGAATCATCTTGCCAATAAGCAATATTATAGGTAACAGCTTGCGCTGCTGATAGGTTTGCAGATATACCGGCACCAGGACTGGACTTAAATATATATGCGGGTGGGGTGACAGTCGCATTGGAGCCAAAGTTAGTAGCGGCTATGGCCTGCAATGGAGTCTGCCACAACAATGTGGCGTCCGTACCCCTAAAATCAGCGGTTACAGCTGTAGAAGATGGCGTCACGACGGAGAACGCATAAACTTTCGTCACTCTGTTGGCTACACCCGATACTAGCAGCGTCATACCCGTGGTATTAGCGATACCTACGGCTGTCTTTAGATTCCGATAGTTCCACCCGAAATCTGAGGTCGGTAAGGGATTGCTACCAGATATTGTTGTAGTCCCTACTGCTTGAGTCGACAGGATGGTTGGGAAGTTGTCCACCACCGCATGCTGGCTACCGCTGACCGAGATAACACTTTGAGTAGTAGGGAAATTGTCTACAATTGCATGCTGTGTACCCGAAATACTTACGGTAGTAACAGTGCCATTGATCGTACCAGAGGTAGCTATGGTGTTGCCCGGAACATTGCTAAATGTACCCGAGACCGTCCACGGGCTGGTGCCCTGCACCACTGTCTGTGTTGTTGGATAGTTATCAACGTGGGCATTGAACGTGCCACTGGCTGATGTAACATTGGGCATTGTACCAATATTGACCAACTGCGATGGGTTAAACTGAACGGTTTGGACTGTCGGAAAGTTATCTATATGCGAAAAGTTTGTTCCTGAAGCGGTTGTACCAGGAGTTGTGCTAACATTCCCGATCACCTGAACAGTCTGTACGGTTGGATAATTGTCGACATGTACGTTATTGACGCCAGAGGCTGCAACTACACCATTGATTGTGCCGCTAACCGCTATAGGCTGACCTGGGGTATTAGATATAGTTCCTGAAACTGTCCATGGCACGTTGCCTTGCGTAACTGTGGTTGTGTTCGGAAAATTATCTATTACCGAATGAAAGCTGCCTGACACAGAGACAACCGATTGCGTAGTTGGATAATTCCCAATATTGATATTGCTGGTGCCTGAAGCAACTGTTATGGCACTGGGTGTTTCGTTGCTGATAGTAAAAGTCGTTGGAAAGTTATCTACGACAGCATGCAGGCTACCTGATACTGATGTAACAGTTGTCGTTGTAGGAAAATTATCTACCACAGCATGTTGCGTGCCAGAAGTGCTGATAGTAGTGACATTACCGTTGATGGTGCCCGAAGTTGCTAGGGTATTGCCAGGACTATTAGCAATAGTGCCGCTAATGCTAGTTATTCCAGTAGCGATAGTAGTCTGGACTGAGGGAAAATTATCAACATTGACATTATTCACACCCGAAGCTGTCATCTGTACAGATACCGTCCCCACGGGCACAACTTTTATTTGCCCGAAATTATCCATTAGTGGCATTGACATCTGACCGTCAGTCAGGTTACCAGCTGGAGCCGCCAAATAGCGTCCTAATATTGCTGTTCCAACACCCGGTTTGTTGGTCGACAGTTCAGGATAAGATACAAAGTTGGAAATTGTACCAGATATGCTGGTTATCCCAACGGCCTGCGTGGTTTGCACGGATGGGAAATTGTCTATTGCGGAGTGTACACTACCAGAGGTAGAGATCACTGTTTGGGTAGTTGGATAATTATCAATATGCGACCAGTTAGTGCCAGAAGTTGTCACACCTGGCGTGGTGCTAACGCTCCCTATAACCTGCACAGTCTGGACAGTAGGAAAGTTATCAACGTGAGCGTTGAGAGTGCCCGACGCTGAAGTTACTGTGCCCGATACGGCAATTGTATTCCCTGGGACATTGCTAAATGTACCAGAGGTCGTCCATGGGGACGTACCCTGTGTCACCGTGGTTGTGTTAGGAAACGGAACGTTCACCCAGTTTTGGCTGCCTGACACGGTTGGGCTAACCGTAATACCAGGCATACTTTGTACCACAACAGTCTGAACGGTTGGATAATTATCGATATGAGCGTTTAGTGTCCCGCTAGCAGAGGTGACTGTACCTGAAGTAGACAATACAGTATTAGCAAATGACACTGGTACCTGGCCGCCCGCTGTTAACTGAACCTGAACAGTATTGCCGTTAACATCCTTATACGCCGCGATTCCTTCGGTAACTGAAGCAATCGCGCGGCGAATGGCATTGTAGAACTCTTGGCCATCAGTAAGACGCACGTTCACATAATCAGTTGGATCGTTAGGATTTGTGGGTTTTTTGTTGAGCGTGACTAGATTTTGTAATGTTTTCGCCAAGATAGTGCGCAGCTCTTCCAAGCCCTCAACTCGCAAACGGTTTTTCTCTAGATTACCTAGGCGCAATGAGTTGTTATCAGTGGCGCTTACGAGACGAGTAATGGCATTATCCACTTTACTGAAGTCGATAGAAGCAATGATTTTTTCAGGTGGGCGGCTATCTAATATAGCCTCGCCCATTGTTTCGATAGATTTAGCTATCAGGGCAATGTCGTTACGCATGGACACCATGAAACTACGGTAATCCTCTTTGCTCATGGCCATAACAGTTAAATTACCGTCGGGTATTAGCTCCTGTAAGAGGGGTGCGATGGCTTTGCGCAATTTGGCTATATCTTCAAATGGTTTTTTAGTTTCCATCCCACAAATCTCCTATTGGTATGTCTGATAAATTAGTTTTAACCGAGTTGACATAACATTCGCAGTTAGGATGTGCGGGAACAGCAATGTGCCCAGATTGGAATTCTTGATTAACTGGTATCGGACCTTGCGCAGCGTTATCTCTACATATAGGGCATATATTTTTACCAGCAGTTACCCATTCTTTTTCATGTATTCCGTTTTCTTTCATCCAAGCTTGCTGAGCTTTGCCCATGGCATTCGCTGTTTCGGTATTAGCTATAAGAAGCGCGCGACTGCCTGAGATCATATCTATATTCTCCGTGATTGTCACGGATACTTCATAAGGTGTAAGGCCATCAGTTAAGCCCTCGTATATTATTTCAAATAAAGCATCGAATGTTGTGCTGTCTATGCTAGATTTATTCAGCAGATAACCTGCCTGATCAGCTATTTCCTGAAGATAGAAGTCATTCGTTAGGTTAAACTTAACCTGACTTTTAACCAGAATGCCTTGTTGTAAATATGACGTCTTGGCAGAATATTCAAATACATTTGTTAAATAAGATTCTACGTCTGCCTTAGGCACTCGAGTACCTAAGCCCCGAAAATTCTTATGCATCCAACTGCCTAAGTAAGTTTTAAAATCAGGATTCGTCGGTTTAAGTCGACTATCTTTTACATGTGCAAAGTTGTCAGCAATGTCGCTCATCTGATCAGATAAGCCATCTTTGAGCAAATTCGTAAATTGCTGGAACTGTTTTTCGGTTTTCCAGTAATCTAGTGGCTGATTGCGACGGTTGACCTTATTCAGGTATCGACCTACAGCCGCATTAATCTGGCGGATTTTATAATCAAGTGACATTGAGTGCTCCAGTGATGGCTTGTTTGAGCGCCAGATCCTCGTCACTTTGCCCGGCTATCTTGGCTAACGTCTCTTTTAACTCAAGCATGGCTACTTGCTTGTCCAGGTCGATCTCTTTTTTATATTCGCTTATTATCTCTCTGACCTCTGAGATGTCTTTGGCTTTTAACACCTGTGAGTTGAGGTCATTAAGCACGCTAGGCTCAATAAGATCAGATTTAAACATGCGTGGGCTCTTGCCATCTTTAAGCCGCTTAATGGTCAGCATCTGGAATTTGCGTAGCTCATTCATCAGATCTATCGCCGTAGCTTTTTGGCTAGAATCGGTCGAATCGCTTTGTTGGGCAGGGTCTTGAGAGTTAGCGCTTCCGCTATCCGGCGCATCGGCCGTACCGTCATCATTGGCTGTTGAACCAGCTGGTGTAGTCGGCTCACCGGTCGGATTCTCTGCCATTTCCTTTTCGGATACCATTGCTGACTTCAAAAAACTGGGGTTACCGACAACAAACGGCTCATTTATGCCAAGTGGATCTAGCCCCTCATCAGATCGAGCTTCATCGATAGTCTTAAAACCAGTGAATATATCTACCTGACGAGCCTCTGCCTCCATAAGCATGTCTCTATCTTCCATACCACGAAAAGCGTAGTCTAAGTGTGGCATGCCCAAATCTTTGTGGATTATGTCCCTAAAGATCTCTCGTATGACATTGGTAGTCGGCAAAATACCGCGCCTGGTCTGTATATTGCCTTGCTCGGAAGCGTTAGCCTTAGTGGAGTGATGCAAGGTAAAGCCAATTTCCTGAGGCTGGACGTCAAACATAGCGCATGTGCAAAGCATTAGCCATTGCTGAAACTCACCAAAAGCCATCTCGTCACGCTTTTTGGTAGGCGTATAACCAACACCGGGGCCACCAGGCGTAAAACGTAATCTAGAGCCTGCTCGAGCGTCGCCAGCGATATAAGCATCCCATACCTCCTGGTACTCTTTTATCTGAGTCATTGACCAATCTGCGGGCATACTCATAAGGCCTTCAGGAACATTACCATCAGTCAGATAGTTGAGGTTGAACAGATTACCACGTAAGGCAGAGCTAATCACAATTATCAGGCTTTCGAGCGGTGCCAGACCATAAGGCGTAGAGCTGCGAGGATTCATCATATCGTAAATAAGCTCATCCGTAGTCATCTCGGCAGTGACAGCACCCCGAATAACCTGTTTGTAAGCAGGGTTTGGCGGTTCTGGCGTATTGCCAAACTCATCTACAACTAATTTGATAGTAGCTGCGTCTAGAGGGCTAAGATACATAAGATCACCACCGACGGTCTGTTTTCTTAATAGAGCAACAGCATCTAGTACTAGCAGATCTTCAACGATCATATCTAGCAAGCTACGAAAACGCACTCCAGGCCCACCGAGCTCATTAAAAAACTGACTAACCAGAGTGATATCACTAGAATACTTTTTAGTATTCTGAGCCATAGTGTTTTCACTGGACATATCGTCCATTGGTACAATTTCCCACTCGAGTGAAGTGATCTGACGCTTTCTGGCATTTATGCAAGCACGAGCGACTTCATAACTCGTACTGAACTCGCGTAATATCTGAAACGAGATATTGGAATTGGGCTTACGGCGCATCTGAGTGCCCTGATGGTTGTAATCGAACTGATAGCGCTGTGCGCCCATCGGTTTGCCCGTAGCCGTGGCGTAAGGGTATCCCTGCAACGTATCTTTACGCAATTCACCATTGGCGGCAGATTTTGCTACTTCCTCTTTTATGCCAGTGATAATTGGGGCTTGTACACGCGAAGCAACTTTATTTGCTAACGGTGTCCATAAGAGCTTTTCTGCTAAATTCATAGATTGATCCTTCTAAATATATTGTAGAGAGAAAAGAGTGGTTTTATTACTTCGACAGCTTTTACCCCCATAGACTGACCTCTCTAGATTCACCCGTTGCTGATGGCATGGGTAGGTTTTTAACTTGCTCTTTGTAAAAGCTCATGATGCCGCTGCCCTTATTGTGTTGATCGCAGGCATAGTTCATGAGCGCCAGACTGTCCGTATGGTCGTCGTGAGCATCTTTAATGTCTGGGTGATGCACGCTGAGATAATTCTGTTTATACTCCTTAACCAAAGCCAGCATTTCGTGGTCGCACTCCTTAGAGTGATTGGAGCCATCATGAAAATAACGAAATTTATCATTAGCTATGCGCTGGTACAAACCTTTATAGATAACGTCCTTGCTCATAAGGCTAAATTTGACTCGATCAATGGAATGTCTAGAGTTGCGCTCAAATAGGTCTGGCATAAAATCGCCTTGACCTGTTGAATCTATGGCTCCTCGCATAATCTTGAAGTTTTGCAATACGTTTAAGATTATGTGGAACTGATCCTCGTAGTTGATACCACGCATACCCATTGAATAAACGCACGTTAGTCTATCATCGATAAGCCTACCTATTTTGAGTATGGTTTGGTCAGCCTCCTTGGCAGTATCAAGGCCGAAGTAGTGATCGGATGCTTGATTGCCCGATTCGTATGGCTGATACAGCGCACAGGTCTCCCACTGTGGCCTGGTGACAAACATACCCACTTCTAGAAGCCAGCGCAGTTTGAACGGTCTATCAAAATCATCATGACCAACACCTAGCCGCTCACGCTCTGATGACACATATTGTTCATATATCAGATGTCTAGGATCTTTGGTCTGTTCAAAGACAACACGTCTGTCTTTTACGACTAGGTCGCAATCAAGCACCAGAGCATTTTTGCTATTAACCTTATTATAGAAATAACACACCTGTGTGCCCGCTGTGCCAATAAATATTCTGGGAGCGTTTGTTGCTGCACCCATCGGAAAGATGCTCTGGGTTAGGATAGTTTCTCGTGGTCCCACCATATCCTGACACTCTTCTATGATGATAAGATCAAGTGTTTCGCCTTCTGGTGAGCTGGTAGGCGAAACAGGGTAAACAAGGCACCTAGCGCCATTTTCTAATACCAACGTCTTGGCGTTTTCTTCTTCTTTGACTTTCCAGGTTTGCTCTTTTAAATCTTCCTGACTGATGCTGCCAATCACAAGATCTTTGCGGGTTTTTCTGAGGGCACCACGTAAGCGATCAAAGTCGATTTTGTATTGGCGTTGCAATGGAGCGAATATCCCAATACTGATTGGCCTATCAAAGATTACAGGAAACCAGATCATAATAAATTCAACAGTCAACACAATAGCGCTGGTCTTACCAGCTTGTCGGCTAATCTCAATCGTTATTTCTTCTGGACGTAGCTGTTTTACCGTCTCTTCGGTAGCCTCCGATGTAATCGCCATGTTAAGGAGAACAGCCGCAAGTATACGATCAGATATGGTCTCTTGGTATTTATAAAAAATAACATTGTGATTATTCGCCAGATGCGATTTTCTTAAGTGCCGCAATCTGTCCAGTAAGGGGCTCCCTGAGCTTTCCATCTTCTTTTATCCCATATGCCACTAATATTTTGTTAACGTGCGTGACTTCGACCTTTTCTTCACTCTCAATCTTGGTTGCAGGATTGACGCCGAGCATTCTCAATCTGCTTTCCCACATACGCCAGTCCTTAGCGCCCGCCTTTTCCATTTCACTGACGGCGCGGGTAATACCTTTGGCTAATGCCGCCTGGGCGGCAGGCGTTTTCTTCCATTTAGTAATGGTTTCTGGGTCAACACCCAATGCTTGAGCGACCATAAGCCATGTCTCCTGATTGCCGACTTCGATCAGTTTGATGAACTTGGCATACTCAGCTTCTTTATACGGTCTGTTCTTGATCAGTTTGGTCATAATCGTCGGGTTTTTCGGGCTTTTAAAAGGAGCTGGTGTTATTGATATTAGTCTCACGATAGTACTGTCTGGCTTCAAGCACCCGCTTAAGCTTGCTCTCCGCTAGTTTGATCGATATACGCCTAATTGAACGGGCGATTCCGGGCTGAGACATACGCAACACATCCGCAATAGCATTTTGTGTCCAACCTGTGATGACTAGATCAACAATGACTTGCTCGTTGAGGCTCAGTCTATCGTAGGCGTCTTCGGCGACTTCATCGCCAACAATTCTTTCGAGTGGTGTTTTACCGCTTGCCTGTGGCATTGTCCGACCTCATAATTCCAATGACTTGATCCTTCTCTTTGAAAGTGACTGATTTATCCCTTATCTGCCTCGCCAATATGCCTTTGGAGCAATTAACGCATTTGAGAATCTTGGTATCTTTATCCTCTTTAAGATATTGCTCAAAATCCTTATTGCCACACGAACATGAATATCTATACACCGGCATAGCTTAACCTCTGATTCTGGAGCTTTCTGTTAGCCCTCCTTTGTTCACGATTGAGTTTTGGCTCACGATCCTCTTGAGCGGCACTAGCAGCTTTCTCTATAACCTTTATCCATTGCTCAGTAATGGAAGCCCAACTATGTTGCTTAGCCCATGCGTAGGCGGCATTAACGTCAGGTCCGACACCGTTGATCAAACCTTCGATTAAATCAGCTGCTTTCTCGACATCGGCCAATGGACGTACACGCTCGTTGTCTGACTCCTTAGTTATCCACAGGCTTTTGCCACCACAGGGGATGAGTAGTCCACGATGTTCTGCAAGGATTTCCGCTACTGATGTATTATCTGGTGCAATGACGGGAGTACGTGTGGCCATTCCCTCAGTTATGGACAACCCCCAGCCTTCACCGAGCGTAGTCGAAAGTACGCAATTTGATACGTTGTAGATCATATTTATGATATCTACTGACAAGCCCTTATCTGGTGAGAAAGCGTTAGGGGCTGGGAACATAAAATCTGTGCCAAACTTAAGATCCCAGTTATCTGCCATAACTAGCAGATTACCACCGACATCGTTGTGAGCCATATGCATATAGAGCATCACGTTGTCGTGGCCTCTATCTTTTAATTCACGTAGGATGGCAAAATTACGAGCTATGTCTTTGCGAGATTGATTGCGATTAACATTGGTGATCAGGAATTTGCCATCAGCTTTGAAGTTAAAATATTGCTCTCTGAATGCTTTCTTCTGGGCGATGTTATCTATTGGGTAGAAGTCTGCAGTATTTGTACCGTGGTAAATGACTTTTATTTTATCCTTCAGCTCTGGTTTAAACTTAAGGCATTCTTGTTTGGCATAATTGGTATAAGTCACAGGGAAATCTATTTTGGCTACTACATCTTCTATCCAATCGTGCTTCGGCTCAGCATCAATAGGAAAGTAGTAGACCAATTTTGGCTTGGATGGATTGCCTGCTATCTGATCGAGCAGCTGTTTCATGAATTGCTGGACAATGAATGTATCCTGCAAAGCAAATATTACGTCATAGGGCTTGGAGGCTATTCGATCAAGTAGCACCTGACGACCAAACACATCGCCATATACCCCACCATTGCGGATACCGCTCAATGCTGGCCACACATTACCAGGAAAGCGATCTCTATCATACGGGCCACCATCATAGTTGATGCCCACCACATCGATTTCATATCTGCCAGTTGCTTCTAGGTTGCGCATAATCTCGCTCATGACCTTAGCGAAGCCAGTAGCACATGCATAATCACCCCAAGCAAGAATACGAGTCTTAGCCTGCATAGTTCGGTATCCAGTCTTTAGCAGTTAACTCAGGGTTATTGTACGGATGATCGTAGGCCTCTTTGCCACCATGACCCTCGGGCATACCACCCCATTTCATCGCGTAATATTGCCTAGACTTTTCACTAGACGGGTTGCTCATCAATGCAGTAGATACACCTCCAAAATGCACACAGCTGCTAGCAGTAGTACAGATAGCCCGATACCCAAGCATCTCAATGCGACGATGACTATCGTTGTCCTCAAACCAAGCTGGCTTAAAGTTTTCATCAAATCTACCTACCTTTTCCATAAAGTTTCTTTTGACCATGAAGCAAGAATAGTTAGGATGGTCTGCGACACTGGCAGGAGCCACATAGGGTTGTTGGTGCGCCAGAACATGATAAGGGTCAGAAAGTTCACCGATGATATTATTGCTGCTAACAAGTACCACATTATCTTTCTCCAATCTATCCATCTCTTTGACTAAGTTATCCACGCCGTCCTGATCAAACAAAATATCGTCGTTGATAATAAAAATATACTCACATCCACCGGCTACCGCTCTATCAAAGCCGTCATTCCAGGCTTGTGACAGTGGCTTATTAGCGCGCCATTGTTCCTCTAAATAGACTTCAAACTGATGCTCTGTTTTAATGCTAGCTATGGCCTCGACACAGCCTTTAAAATTGTTGAGAACAGGGATAGTGAAACCTATTTTTGGTAGCTGTGGTTTGGAATTCATTATTTTTCCTCCTTTTTAAAGCCTGCTTGTTCTTTTGTCTCTATTTGTTGGTTAAAGAGATAGTTACTCAATGCAGAACAGAGCACCTTAACACTCTGTTCTGGTGCCATTTGTCCAATGGCTTCTATCCTAGCTATCGTCTTAACAATCTCAGGAGAGTTCATATGGTGGCTCCGCTGGTTTCACAGCTCTTAAAGTTAAAAATATATGCCCATTCTCAAATCGTTGATCGACTCGTTTAAACTTCGAAGTGTGACCATAATCATCGTGCTGTCCTACATAATCACCACTAAAATGATTAACTGTTGCCGGTGTCCAAACAAAGCAATGGGTGGGATCTGACCAGACTGCTTCATTGTTCCAGTTAGGCAAGTAGCTAGGCGTCTGCATGTAGAATTCGCCGTCATGCTTAAGCACGCGATAGATCTCGTTAAAGAGTTCGATCATGCAGTTGCGTTTCATAAGTACTAACTTGGGAACATTACCAACCAGTGCAAGCTCTTTCACATAAAGGACTGACGGTATATGTTCCAAGAAATCATAGGCAGTCACAAGATCAAACATGTCTGACTCATATGGGATATCTTCTATAGCTAAATCAGCCGCCTTATTCTCTTTGAGCCATGGCCGCTCAGTGCCAACAATATCTACGCCATAGCCTTCATAGTCCTCGGTACCTTTGTAACCTTTGCGGATTCTGTCAGCACCACCAACGCCTAGATCGAGTTGTTTACGCATTTTTTATATCTATCTCTCCGTCATGCAGATCTATATACTTGCCGTCTTCCCAGACTTCACGGACTCTGCCATAACTATTGACTATCTTTACCCCTTTGACGATTTTGATGATCCCATCGTCCTGATAGAATTTAGATATCTTGTCTAGTTCGAACCATGTTTCATGGTTAATATATGCTGGCGTCGAACTATAGTATGCTTTAGGCGAGTCCATAGTAGGTCAACTCACTTTCCACTTTAATATCGCTTCTAATGAAGAAAACATCGTTGTGTGATTGCAGTGGCGTGTCCTGGGTGAAGCCTTGTTTAACGAGCCAATCAATTACTTCTTGGCCAGGGTGTTCGCCTTCGTAGACAGGCGTTTCACTAAGCTCAACCGAGATGTATTTGAAACCTCGGAGTAAAGACCCACAGCCGTGCAATACTTCCCATTCATTGCCCTGAGTGTCTAAGACTAGACAATCGTAGTCACTAGTGTTGAAATCTGGGTGGTTGTATCGAAAAAAATCGTCTAATCGAGTTAAGGTGACCGTTTCTGTGCCCACTACTACAGCGTTATCTGTCCAGTTCTTTTGCACTTCTGGGTGATTGATAATCGGTTCTAGGAGAGATGATCCTTGGCCATCACCTTTCGTAATGAGTAATTGTGCTCTACCGTGCCGGTCGCTTAATGCAGTGCCATAGCATGGAACATCTGGGTAGCTTTCTTCGAACTTTCTTCGGGCGCTAAGCAGAGGCTCAAAACATAGAATATTTTCAATACCTAATTCCTGGTAGCTAGGTATTTCTTCACCGTCACTAGCGCCACCATGTATAAGACCCTTAAGCTTATAGCCCTGTTGGGTGAAATGCGTGACTTTGGCTGGTTGTATCATAGCGCTTTCCATGTATAGTTACCTTGCATGTCGACTTTTAAAGGTAGCAGATCGTTAGTCTCTGTACGCCATTGGCTCTCAGCTAACCAATAAATGGTATCGTCTATGCCAGTTGCGTTTACTGTGTGTCCGTGTGATTCAAGCCAGTTCTTGCCAAAATCGGCATATTTCTGAGAATGATTGGCGGTAGCACCGCTATAGTGATCGAACTTAATACCGATCATCTTCATATGGTGGCCACGAGCCGCAACTTTTACGGACATAATCCGGTCATAAAAGTGATGAGGCGCTCGCCAATCAGCAAAAAGATCAGTATGATCGGCAAGATCTTGCAAAACTGTGCGGCGAAAGAATAGGCCAACTCCGTCAAAAACTGCGGCAGCCATTTCCCCTGTATGTAATTCACCGTGATGTAATGCAGCCGGACTATGACATTCACATTTTCCCCATTCTTGCCCAAGCATGTGCGACATTGAACCTTCACGGCCACCATCATGATTAACACCCCTTGCCCCGAACAATCCGGCTAGCCCAAGTTGTGGATCGTCGTTAAAAGCTTTCACGATTCGTTCATTCCAACCCGGCTCGTGAATTAGCACATCGTTATGAATGTAGACCAATACTTTGCCTTTAGATTCCTCAAGCCCTTGCTTGAAGGTCGGCAGTACACCTATGTTGAGTTCATTGCGCACATACTTCAGATGCAAATGCGACCCGAGTGTGGCCTCTTTGGCTTTAGCTCTATAGTTTTCATCGGAGCCGTTATCTATCAGAACCAACTCTGTGGGCTGTGTTGTGTAGTGTACGAGCTTACTGAGGCAATTCGCTGTGATATCCCAATTGTCTATGAAAGGGATGATTAGCGATATCTCAAAGTTTTTCGCTGGTGTCTGTGGTTTCAATTACACATCCCTCCGAGGTTAAGAATGAAGCAGCTGTTTTTGCTGCATTCTGTATTGCATTGATAACAACATTCAGCGGGTCAATCACTCCACCCGTATAAGCATTAATAACTTCGCCAGAGTTGAAGTTGATAGTGAGATTACTATCAGTTATCAGCTTATTAAGATCACCCCTATCTAGCTCTACGCCTGAATTGCTAGCAATCAATCTTAGCGGTACTTCGCAGGCCTTTTGCAAAATGTAGTGCTTGGCTGCTGAAGCTGCTCGATAAAGAGCTGCGCCACCACCAGCTACTACGCCATTGGCTAAAGCTGCTCTCGTAGCGTTGATAGCATCCTCGGCGCGCAATCGGATCTCCTCGCGCTCCGCATCAACTACTGAGCCGACTTTCACGACGCAGACGGCAGAATGCATCTTGGCAATTCGCTCTTTAAGAGCCTCGGCTGAGAAATCTTTGGCGTTCGATAACTGGCCTTGTAGCTCTTGTACTCGTGCTTCTTTGTCGCCATCACCGCCGATGATCAGGACGTCGCTTAAGGTAGCAACGACTTTATCTACATGTCCAAACTCGGTCTCAGTGAAATCCATAACCTTACGGCCGTCTTTGGGTGTTATGAAGGTTGCGCCGGCTACGGCACACACATCACGCAAGAAACCCTCAGCATGTTCGCCAAAGCCAACCACTTTTACAGGCATGACATTGAAGACTTGCTGATTGCGATTCAGTACAGCCACAGATAAAGCGCTACCTGTAATATCATTAGCTATAATCACGCACTTCTTATGACCTTTTTGATTGGCGGCCTGCATGATACGGAGCATTTCCTCGCCTAAAGTCAGGCTTTGGTCGGTCACGAAAATCATGGTGTCATCATAAATTGCTTGTTGCAGGGTGGGGTTAGTGATGAAGTACTGCGAGATAAGGCCACCTCTTAACTTTAGACCCTCAGATTTCTCTGACACCGTCTCGGATGACACATTATCCTCAATGGTCACTAGGCCATCTACACCAACCTGGTGAATAGCGTCAGCTATCACTGCGCCAAGTTTAGGATTTCCGCAGGATATGGTAGCAACGTTGGTAAGCGCCTCTATGCTATCTGCTTGTTGCTTTTGTGCTTGTAGGGCTAGTAAAACACTATCGAGATCAGTATCTATTTCTTCGCGAACAGCTACCGCATCCTTGCCACTTGCGAGCTGCTGCATTCCATATTCGACAATAGCAGCCGTTAATACTGCCGTGGTTGTAGTGCCATCACCCGCGAGATCGTTGGTCTTTTCGGCCGCGCTACGAACAATCTTAATACCATTACTGATAAAAGGATCAGAATCTTTTAGCTCCCGCAGTATTTTTACGCCATCGTTAATGATGCGCACTTCTGATGAGTATGGGTTAGTGTCTAAATTTACATTGCGGCCACGTGGACCGATTGTACCGCCAACCAGCTTAGCGGCTAGATCGATACCTCTTTTGACTTTTAGTCGTGAATCACTACCAGTCTCGATTATTCTCATTTTACAACCTCGGCAAGGATCGCCTCTTCCTTAATAATCCAATAAGCCTGACCCTCGATAGTGACGGGTGCGTCTGCATAACAAACAACAATGTCACCAACTGAATAGCCGGTAACATTGCTCCCCATGCTTACGATTTTGTACCTCATCTCTGAGACTGCACCCGCTGGAACCTGGAGACCTCCGAAGTCCTCGTTGTACTGGTCTAAAAAGATATAATCACCCCTAGCTTGTAGTGTCATATATGCCCCCTATATACACATGTTATGTGTATATAGTACAGAGGCCATGAGATTTTGTCAACAAGGTTAATTAAAACGTTGATGCTTATTCTTAGTGGGCTTTGGTATCCATTATCATCTTTATGAAAAACTCCAAAACTCCTACAACAATTACGCCAGCAGCAACGTAACCAGCCAAAGCCTTTTTGTGTATCTTAAGATCGGCTTTCAATTTGAAAAGATCTTTTTTAATAAATTCCTGAGCCGTAGCTAATTTCATAGTCTGCTCGCTGAGTGGTTGTATGAGCTTTGTAAAATTGCTCATATGCCTATCGATGGTGCGATCCAAATCTTGGGATATTTCCTTATTATTTTTTAAAAGAGCGATCTCCATTTCCTTTTGCAACAACAAGATCTCTGGGTTAGAAATCTCTTCGCTATTTGATTTAGACATTAATCCACCTTTAAAAGCTTAGCAGTACTGTTTCTACTCTAAGTTTAGATGGCATGTGGATAAATTATTACTTAACTCTAGGCTAGTAGTTTGGATCATGATTTAGGCTCCTGCTTAAGGGTAGCTTCAAGCTCCCTAATACGTTCGCCAACTGCGAGATATAGGTCTGCTACATCGTTCTTTGTCATCTTACCAAAGGGTTTGAATTCTCCGTTAGGCTCATTCTGTTGATTATAGATGCCTATTAGATTATCGAGTTCACTTATCCGTGCCTTACGGTCTACTTCTTCGAGGAGGTAAAGAAGTTTATCACGTTGTCCGTGTTTAAAGCAGCGTGAAAAAGTAGCACATTTTAGATCATCATGATAAATACTTGTCTCAACCAAGTTATCAAGAATTTTATCTATTCTCTCCTGCATATCTTTTGGTAGGTTGCTCATGATTTACACTCCTGTTTAAAGGCAGGATCAAGGTCTTGTTTGCTAATCATGAATGTGTAGCCTGGGTTATCGACCTTGTCATATTCAGGGAATAGGTCACGCTTTAGCTGTTTTCGTGCCTTAGTGAGTTCAGCCCGTATGGCTTTCTTGGCTTCAATGAAGGCGAAGTCATAGTAAACATTGCCGTGCTTGTCTTCGACGTTCTTGGGAGATGTATACTTCTTTAGGATGTCATCTAACCAATCAGGTTCTATCCTCTCTCCGTCATTGGTAGGGGTAGTCATGATTGCTCCTTCGGGCAAATATGCATTATAGAATTACAGCGAAGACAACAACCAGGACAGTGGCCTACCCAATAGGCGCTAGTATTATCTAACTTTTTGATAATGGATTTCTTCGCTTGCTGCTCGTAGAATTTCATACGCGCATCCGTAGTTTTAAAGTCCTGCCTATCTGTATGAAGTAAATGGTACTCTTCCCCACACTCAGCAGTTAGCTTTGTTAATATATCGTCCATCCAGTCGTATTTCATTTCTTTCCCTCCTCTATTGTCCCGAGTAGTTCGGGGTTTTCGTATCTCTTAAACTCCCCAAATGCGAGCTCAGCTTCCCTCTCATAGACCCTATGAGCCTCTTGCTCGCTATCAAATATCCCTAAATATTTTCTATTACAATAGGCCTGCCATTTATTAATCTGTTTATGGTAGGTAACCCCCTTGTATCGGCTAGTACCTTGTTTGTGCTTACCGCGATTCATACTATTCTGAGCGGCTGTTACTACACGTAGGTTCGCGCGCTGGTTGTTTGAGGGGTTACCATCAATATGATCGACCATACATTTGTTAGTTGTGTCTAAACCTAGTATTTGTCTGGCCATATGGATATGTCGAGATTCCATTTTGCCATTAATCTTGCCCAGGTAGTTATTGCGTACTGCATATCCATGGCCATCTAAGCGCCAAGTAAATAGAGATAGATCAGGATAATCACTATCATCTACCCATATTTCCTGACCTTTAGATGTGAATATAGTAGTCATTCTACAGCTCTTTTACCCTTTCCCTAAGATCCTTTATGGCAGCCCTATACCCGTTGCCCCAATCATTGATATGTTCTGTTTCCGCCCATATAACGCTGTCTGGGTCTCCATCAATCAGCTCAAGGAATAAAGATTTGATTTGTTGCTTAACAGCAACACTAGCAAAGTTTACATCTCCAAAGTTTTTACCACATTCGGAACACCGTAGGTTCCTATGTATCAATAATATTTCATCTAGTTTAGTCATGGCCTACCCCCACAAGTCCAATCTCTAGGGTTATCTGACCCGACATTCACGGCCGCATCATCACATGACCGGCTGTATGTATCCTTAGCGTTCTGCAAGGGTGTAATTGGATGTGTTGCAACCCAGCCTATCCAGAATATTGACAGGCAAGCTACAAATATCAATACGGCTAGTAAGATCCAATTACCAGGTTCCCAACGTGACCAACTACTCATAATTCTTCGATCCTCTCTCCACAAGCATTTTTATGCACCAATCTTGTAAGAGGCTCCCACAATGACCAAATGCGCCAAGTATTAGTATGTTCGGCTACCAACCAGACAGCACGCCACGAAGACCACTCATAGTCATCATAATAAGCTCTACTGCGAAGTATGACTCTTCTCATCTCACCCATAACATGTGCCTCCTAATCATGCGCACAATCCACCAACCCATAGCTATAAACCCAATAAGCAACACCAACATAAAGCCTGTACCAATCCAGGAATTGTCTTGTACGACTGCTACTTGGCCATTCTGGCTTTGAGCCTGAACAATCTGTTGATTAGTGTTGTATTGTGGCCTATCAAACAGATACATCCACATCCAGAAATTACCACCGCCATAGCCCCAACCAAAGGGGTGGAACATAGAGTTGTACCACATGTGATCATGATAATAGTTGTTGACCACCGTTGTGCGTTGGCTAGAGCTAGTCACCTGGTTGATATTTGAGCGGGTGACTGGTATGGTTCTTGTGGATGTATATCTGCTAGACGTGGATGGGGTAGATGTACGAGTGGAGGTGTAACTACTAGAGGTAGACGGGGTACTCGTTCTTGTCGAACTATAGCTTTTAGAGGTTGACGGGCTACTTGTGCGTGTAGAGCTATAGCCGCTAGATGACGGAGAGCTTGTTCTTGTGGAACTATACGAACTACCTGATGATGAGCTACGCGTAGAACTATAACTTGCTGCAAAGTCCTCTGACATGGCTACGCACCATATTCTTCGGCTACTGCTATGTAGAGACCTTTGAGGAACGCGATTATATCATCCTCGTCAGCCTTGAGTGTACCCTTAAGATATTTAGCAGCATTTAAAAACTCTAACTCTGTGCTGTTTTTCTCGAACTCACCATCTAGTGGCACTTCGTTTCGTATACGATTAACAAATTTAGCGCTTAACATTTCCCTACTCCTTTTATTGGTTACTGCGTTCAAAGACCTTTAACATTGCCACGAATATACGTCGAAACTTCGATTAGTAGTTTTTCAACGCGGTTCAGAACAGATTGAGCATTTTTACTAGCAAGCGCCGGCAACTCTGTGGCCTCAACAGTAGCAGCGAGTGTGAGTAGTTTTTCTTTATCGGGTGCTAACAAGGACTGGCGTTTTTCTTCATCTTGACGTTGCCTTTCGGCCTCAACCTTTGCAAGTTCTGCACGTTGCTCGGCCTCTAAAGCTTCCCGTTTCTTGCGTTCGTCATCTAATTTAGCTTGGGCTATTTTCTGCTCAGCCTCTCGCACAGCACGCTCTTTAGCGGCCTCAGCCTCACGTTGTAAATGCTCCTCGGCTTCGCGCATTTCACGATCTTCGGCTTCTTTTTTAAGTTTGATGTTCTCAAGCCGAATACGATGCTGTTCTTTGGCTTCGGCTTTTTCTTTTGCAAGACGTTCTTTCTCAAGTAATCTTTGCTCAGCAATTTTAGCTTCACATTGTGATTTAAGTGTTAAGCGCAATATATTGAACTGCTCATCGGTCATGGCATCCATGTTGTAGAGCGAAAGATCATTAGTGTATTGCATGAGCTTTTCAATGCGCTCAGCCTTAAGTTTTGCAGCTCGCTCAGCTTGTCGAATCTCTGCAAACTTCTCTTGAGTCTCTAAGTATTTTTCGGCTGGCTCAATAATCTCTTTAACAAAAGTAGCCACCTTATCAATAGCCCGACCCGTTCGCAAACTATCCTCTTTTAACTCCTTACGCTTTTTTTCAACATCCACACGAATGTTTCTAAGGGCTAGGCGTTTGCTGCGAGCACTTGCCATTAAGTCAAACTGATCCTCTTCGGTAACGACTATAGTTTGATATTCGGCTAGGATCTTGCCAGCTTCTTCAAAGGGTGCACCAAAAGCTTCAATGAGTTGCTTGGCATTTTCTTTAGCAACATTCTGCTCAACTAATATCACCTGTAATTGGCTGTCTGCCATTTTTCTTCCTTCTTTCAGAGTTAGCCTTGCCCACCATCCCGAGTAATATCCCTATAAGGACGAGCGACATTATCGCCACAGTTATCTCAGGGTATAGTCCGAATGCGTACACGACTGTATTGTTGATAAAAGTCATCTTAAAACCTGCTCTTTGCAAAATAGAGCGCCAGAATCACAAGGAATGCCACGACCATAGCAATGAAAGAGGCCTCTAGGTTGCTCACTAGATGTCGTCTCGTACTGCTTTATATGCTGTGATAGCTGGAGTGTCCAGGTCCTCAATGCCGACATCCTCGGCTGGATCTTGTATATACTCAAACAACGCCCTCACAGCCCTAGCCACTGCCTCAGCCTGTGCCTCAGTGCGGAAGTAGTTACCGAGTTCATATAGCTCACCATCTAGATCGTACCGGTCATCACGCAAGTAATCTACCGTACCGTTTTGATCCACAAACCAATAGCGCTGACCATCTTCTGCTCTCCACCTCTTAGGCTTCTCTGGCTTGTCTGGTACTGGCTCGAACCAGTCTTTGTCCAATATGGTTATCCGGCCTGTTATGCCTACTGCGTAGGGATCACCAAGACCGAGTGTCGCTATTATTTCACCGGCTTTATATGTGCCAAAATCTTTTTTTAGCTTGTATTTCATTTCTTTGCCTTTCCGCGTCTACTTTTACTGCCGCCTTTTGCACCAGCCACACGTGCTAATCCATTAATTGTGAAACCCGAGTTAAGCCTTTTACCACCTCCTTTTTTGCCAAGTCTGGAATAAAAATCATCTCCGTGTCTCAGCCGGTTTGTCTTTGCTGCTTTGACCCCTCCCTCTTTTGTCCCTGGCACGTTTGGTTCTCCTTTTAAAACTTATCTTTAATTTGGTCTTTTCATATTTCATTGTGTAAAGAGTCAGGAGACTGTTATTGCCAATCGGATGTAATCTCATGGCTCTCGTCATCTAGTGGCTCGAACAGGTTACAAAATGTATCGTAATCTGGTGCCTCTAGAACCTCTTTTACATGTTCAGGCTCCAACTCGTGGAGACTGGCAGAATAGTGGAGCGAATGCCCCACCTTAGCCTCATGTCTTAAAAGTTTAAAAAGTTCGATATCTACAACATCTATGACCATTCCGGTGCCCCCCTAGTTTGTTGTTAATTAGATATGTAATCTATTGGTTCTGTTTCGTCGAAGCTGTTCACATCCTCCTGCATTTTCTTATCTTCAACCTTCTTCTCGAGCTGATTTATAAGGTCTTCAGCTTTTGAGTAGCTTGTAACCTTGGCTATGTATGCGTCTCGGACGTCCTGTTCGACACCACACTTATGAAATAAGCCTTTTATCTTGATCATCTGAGCACCTGTAGGGCTGTTGATCTTCTTTTTAGGTGTCGGAGTGGCTGCAGGCTGTCTCATAGATGCTTTATTTCCGTCGTCATCTTCGTCGGCGACAATGCCCAGAACAGACATGAATGAGTAGCGGCGTGCATATGTTATGGCCGAACCCTGACCTTGAGGATCTTGCTTGGCCAATAGCAGTGGCATTACGTCTTCAATGTACTGGCCGCTCTCGTGCATCAAGATGGTGCGCAGAGCCGAGCCACCCTCTAGGTGTGTTATAAACTGAGTGACAGCTAGTTTATGAGCTGCAAGTATTGGCTGTACTGCCGACATCACTGTTGGCAAATCAGCATATTTGCTCTTAAAGAATGGATTGGTCGAACTCTTTTCTACGGGTATAAGATCGCCCTGGAAGGCGACGAGTGCAGGCGCTAGCTTGTCTATCACTCCGCTCCCCTTAACGATCTGCTGAGAGCCGACAGGAAATCCTACGTAATTCAAGGAATCGGTGACTTTTTCATTCAT